ATGCTGTCACGTTGAGGCCATTGATGAAGCTTTTCCATAGCAATTTTTTGCTCTCTGACAATTCTCTGATGTCTGCAAAGTTTGCGTGTTTGAATTCTTCGTTGAAGTATCTGATGTTGTTGAACGAAACTTCCAATTTGGGCTTTAAATAATTGCTGATAGCATAAGGAGTAACTGACCCCAAAATTGTCATACTTGTCAGCCAAAAACCTTTTTCAAACAAATAGCTTGAGAACATCATGACAGCTTTGTTGTTGTCTGTTTGGTGCAAAGACGATTCCAAGCCAGTTTTCGCGTAATGTTCTGGTCCAATTCTATTGGTTTCATCAAAGAGTTTATAAGTTGTGATGTCAGACACACAATTGCTTAACCGAACTCCATCTAAGTGTATGTGAATGTGCGCATGGAATGTCGATGCATTGTTTATGTTATGCCCGCATATCACAACATTGCTTCCCATTTTATCTAGAATGTAATCTGCTGCATCCTTAATTAACTTCACTGGAACGTTCTCTAAGAACGGATAATGCTCTATGAAAAACAAATTGGCCCTCTTCTGGTTTCTGCGAGTGATAACAAATTTTTCATTTTGATGCAAAATTGTGTTTTTGTCAATGCTCAAATGACAAATGCACCCTAATATGGATGATTTTCCTTCCAGTGTTTTTGTTATGTCTTCTATGTGTCTTAATTGCTTGTCTTGAGAATACTTCAAGAATGCTGGGTTTGTTTCCACTTGAATTTTTTCAAACATTTGTTTAACATCAGTTTCATTTTTGTTTCCCAACACTAGACCGCTTGGTTTGAACTCTAAAGAACTCAAATCAGCATATCTTTTGCCTCTCAGGTTGATGATTTCTTTTCGTTCAGTTTCTGTGAATCGTTCGTTCAATTTTTCAAAATACATCCCGTATATTTTTTGCTGCTCCAAAGTTTTGTGACTTTGTAAATAATTATTGAAGCTATGTCCGATTCTGTCCCATAAGTTCTGAGTCTTTTCAGCAGAAACATTTCCAGTTGATAATGGGTTCATTTTGGTA